TCAACAATAAACATAGCATCAGAATAGTTGTATGAATCAACACCTTTTTTGAAAGTTTTACCATCAAAATTAAAGGTTTGAGTTTGTAGGTTATGTGTCATTTTTGCCTCCATATTATTATTATTATTATTTTTAAAACCTACTTCTTTTTTTGGGTTTTTAAAAGCATAATCGTCAAAAAATCGTCATAAAAAAAACTCTTAAAAACCTTGATTATTGCTAAAAAACGTCATAAAATATGAGTATTATTCTTCTTCTTAGGGAATAATTAGCTTCCGTAGTGTATGCCTCCATAGTTTACACTACATCTAGGGGGAATTTTAGGTTAGATTCCCCCTATGACAAAAGAAGCTGACATACAGATTGCCTGTAATTATTTGCTCAATGAATTAGCAGATATCTATATATTTAGGCATTATCACATAGCCAACGAGGGTAAACGATCAGTAAATTATAGATTTAAACTTGCAAAAATGGGTTTTCGTGCTGGTGCACCAGATTTAGTTATTGAATATCCTAATGGTAAATTACTGTATGTAGAGTTAAAAAACGAAAAAGGACAATTATCAAATGCTCAAAAATTATGGAAAGTCCAATCAAGTGCTTTAAATACTCCGCATTTTATTATAAAAGGTAATATTAAAAGTTGTTTGGAGGATTTAGCGAGTATCATAGATAAATATGTCCCACGTCGTCAAAGTCCACAATCATACATTTATAGTTCCAAAAGACCCAAAGGAAGCTGATCAATTTATTGGTTGTTGGGTTAAGGCACAAAACAAAGCAATAACAAAAGTTACTGATGAATTTTTAACTAATAATGATTTCTCAGAAGATGATTTTGATTTAAAAGTTGATGAATACACAGTCAAATTTTATAAACAAATAAAAAATGGAGGCAAAGATGTTTATAGACGAGAGCTCGAAACCTAAAGAAAAACTCAAAGCATGGTATTTATTTACCGAAGATTTTATAGCTGGTACTCAGCACATGACCAACGAGGCATTAGGAATTTATATTAGATTATTATGTTGGAATTGGAATAAAAGGTGCAAAGGCATACCAAACGAAGAAAATTTAATTTTTAGAGTAGCGATGGCATTTAATGAACAAGAAAAAAAAACTTGTTTAGATGTTTTGAGTGAAAATTTTAATTTAATAAATGAAAGCCACTGGCAAAACGAAAGACAACTTCAAGAATATTTATACAACCCAACGATAACCCCCCTACCTCTACCCCTACCCCTACCTCTACTCAAACCATATATACAAAGGAGTTCGATAATGTATGGGGAAGATTATACAACAAAAGAGGCAGTAAGTTTAGAGCATACGAGCAATATAAAATAGCCAAAAAAACTACTGATGATGATACTATTGTTATGGGATATAATAAATTATGCTCTAGTACAGAAGAAAAAAAGTTTATTCCACATTTTAGTAAATGGTTAAAAGATAAAAGATGGGAAGAAGATATCCCAGATAAATACCAAAATTTTGGTGTTGTAAATCAAGAGGAAAGTAGGTTACAAATGTTTACTGATGCAATACGTGATAAAAAAGTCACAAGATTTATTAAAGACTGGGCATTGAAAAACAAAGATGTTATTGATCTCGGTATTAAGAAAGGTAAAATAACAAAACAACAAGCCATTGAAGATTTAGGAATGGCAAACGAATATAGGTAATTATGCAAAATATTGAAATAAATAAGATTGAACCTTACTCAAGAAACCCTAGAAAAAATCAACATGTTGATAAAGTTGCAAGTTCTATAAAAGAGTTTGGATTTCAACAACCAATCGTAGTTGATAAAGATCATGTTATTATTGTAGGACATACAAGATATCAAGCCGCAATGAAACTTGGTATGAAAGAAGTCCCGGTAATCATAGCAAATAATTTATCTGAAAACCAAGTCAAAGCATATCGTATCGCAGATAATCGTGTTGCAGAAGAGTCACAGTGGGATAACGAATTATTAAATCTTGAATTATTAGATTTGCAAAAATCAGAATTTGATTTGGAAAGTTTAGGATTTGAACAAAACGAACTAAACAGAATATTTAATCAAGATGATCCGTTATTTGTAAGTCCAGAACAATCAGGAATAGAAAATAACGAAGCAAATATTGAAGATTTTATACCCTCACAAGTAAGAATGATTCAATTATTTTTAAATTCTGAATCAGAGCCTAAATTTAAAGCTATGATAGAAAACTTACAAGAAAGATATAACACTAATAATTTGACTGATACTGTTTATAAAGCTATCGAAAATGAGAACAATAGAAGCTAATCCTGTTCTTACTGACGAACAAATAAGGCAATTACATGGTAATTTTTTAGATGAATCTTATTTGAAATATCCTGTAATAAATAGCGATACCATAGTCAAAAATGAAAAAGGCGAAACATTACTTGTATTTTTAAAAAATATAATTCCACAAAATATTGCCTTTGAAGCATACAAATCATTTAGAAAAGCAACATATTTATCAAATAACAGAGGTCAAGCCGCAGGTCCTTTACCACCAGAACTTAAAATGGGCGATAAAATTGACGGATTAACAGTAGGTAAAATACAGGGAAACAGATTTTATCCTCTTAAAAAAGATGGTACGTTATCAAACTCGCCAAAAGCAAAGTCAGTATATAGTTCAATCGTTGGTTATGCTGATAGATACTCAAGAATACCTTATTGCAGAACAACAGAGTTCACACGCAAATATTTTGACGAATATAAAAAAACATTACCTTATGTAAAATATATTGGCGATTTATTTGCAAGATATATACCAGAAAGATATGAAGCACAGAAAAAAGCATGGGATAATACTCATGTAGATTTTAAAATACCACAAACACCCTTTACCACTATTACAGTAAACAAAAACTTTCGTACTGCTTGTCATTATGATGCTGGGGATTTAAAGGAGGGATTTGGTAATTTAGGAGTATTACAAGCTGGGGATTACAAGGGTGCATATACGATTATACCTAAATATGGCATAGGTGTTGACGTAAGAAGCTGTGATGTTGCCTTTTTTGATGTACACGAATTACATGGAAATACTGAAATTAAACCTATCGGCAATGCTGAAAGAATATCAATAGTAGCATATTTTAGAGAAAAAATGACAGAATGTGGTAGTGCCGAGGAAGAACTTGAAAGGATTAAAAATAAATG